TTACACCGCAGAGCAGGGGGGCGGGGGTCGTTTTGCGATCCTTTTCTGTGGTCTGGCAATCGACTCCGGTCCCTTCGAGGCGAGCAGCTCCAGCCGCTTGGCCGCAATCTCGCAGTATGCCTCGGAAAGCTCGATTCCGATGGCCCTCCTGCCGCTGGCCTGGGCAGCCACCAGAGTGGTGCCAGAACCGGCAAACGGATCCAAAACCATGCCACCTGCCGGGCAGATCTGCACCAGCTCCAGCAGCAAGGCCGTGGGCTTGCCGGTCATGTGGTGTTTATCGTCCTGCCGCACCTGATGCCGCAGACACCCGGGAAAGGGGCCTGTATCCGATCGGTTTGCACACTTCCCAAGAGTCCCCCAGGGGATGAATTCGCACTGGTGCCGTATGTAGCCTTTGTGCGGTGCTCTGGAGGCCAGCCCCTTATCCCAGGCCATTGTGCCGCGGTGAATGAAATCGGCCCCCTGCATGGCGTTGGTGATTGTCGGGAGTTGCCGCCAATCGGTGAAGACCATCGCATATGAGGTTTCCCGAAGTGATCTCCGGCAGAGCTTCAGCCAGAGCATCGACCACCAGCCATAACTGATGGAATCCTTGTTGTCGCCGTCGAAACTCACCCGCCCGCAATTTTGGCCATTTTGGCAATACTTGAGCCGTGGGTCGCATTTCGCTCCCCCACCGGCGGCCCCCGAGCAATAGGGGGGATCGGTCAACAGCGTATCGACCACCAGGCCGCTCAATTTCGGCAGCACCTCGAACAGATCGCCGTGGTAAAGCGTCACGGCACCGCTTTGAAAATAGGGGGACATCCTTGCCTCCGAGAATGGGAAGAATCGGCACAACTGACACGACCGGAGCCAATTCTGGAGGCGGAGGGCGAGCGGTCACGGCAAGCCGCTGGAGGTGTACTAATTTGGGAGTGATGCGGCGCATGGATGCCCCAGTGGGTGCATCCCGGCTGCGTGTTCAGTCGGTGATGTCGGCGGCGGGGTTGTTCGCGCAGCTCCGCCGCCACCTTTTTTGTGACAGCACTCTTTGTTACCGCGGAATGAGCCCTTGCGCAAGCCCGGTCTTATCACACCTGAAATCAGCGTCCCACCTAAGTTTTGTTCGGCAAACCGTCCACCGTTTGCGACGAAACCTTTTGATGATTCTGCAACATTACCTTTGCTGTTCTTGGCGGAACCCCTATTAACAACAGCCTGTCAATTATCTCAACAGGCGAAATTCCGCTGGCAATTCCATCTCGAATAATGCCCTCGGCGCGATCTAAAGAAAACACTCCATCTAAATCGCGATTTCTTCTGACATCGACAAATGGAAATCGCTCCGTGACCATTTCAATTTGCCGAAGACGATGATTAAGCGACCTCGTGTTCTCAACGATTTCCTCAAGGATGTCCTCCTTCGGCCTAGGTTCACTTGCCACAGATTCAGGAAACTGCAACAGCGCTGCATCAAACTTAGCCTTAAACGAACTCCAATATGTATCAAATACTTGCGTCAGAATTCGCTCATCAAGCGCATTAGCATCTAGGCAATTGTTCAACGTTCGAACCAACTCCCACACGCTGCTTCGCTCAGGCATTGTGTGATTGAATTGGGCAAGTGGATCTTCGAGATCTGATGGCTTCAAATCTACAAGAAAAGTGCATACACGATTCGAGGACAGGCCCTTTGCCAATGCACCAGACTCAAACAAAATCCAGGGGCGCTGACGATTTTCTTGGGTCAAGCAAACGATGCCAACTGACGTATCTTGCAGCTGGTCATGAATTTCGCTGAACCACAAGGCACCACGATCGATGTCACGAGTGGAAAGCCATGGTCGGGTTGCCTGAAGGACACATTTGATCCAATCATTAAGAATCTCTGCGATTGCTCGACTTCTCTCACCCGACCAACTGATAAACACCTTCATAGAATACTCCGAGATACTTCACATCCCCTAAACAGGGTTCACTACTGACATCAAAACCAACTCTAGTCTAGTCGCAATTAGCGCAGCGTTTCGCCACCTGAAACACCAACAAAGCACGAAGTTCACACCGCTTATCTATTCTCAACGAGTGATACACTTCAAAATCTTCTCGTTTACCTGAATCTTTTTCTCCTTCTGCCGACCTGTCAAAGCTCGCTTTCTACGAATATCATTATAGAACTTGTACTCCCAATCATTAATAAATCGCTGCTGGTGAGCGTATTCAATCATTGCGACATTGAAAGACCTTCCGGCATCCTCCCTCACATATCTAACCGACTTAAAAAGGTCATTTGACGCGATTTGAAGAAAGTTATTAACACATACATTTCCAACCTCTGTGGTGACGTTAGTAAACTGATTAACAATCACACATATCTCATTGATCGGATACTGTCCGCACGGGCATGTCAACGAAGTTTCCGAATGGTAGATCTGGTATAGACGCCACTCACTCCTCGCATGCTCCCAATCATCCGATTGACTGAGACATAAAATATGTTCGTGAAGCTTCTGTTGGTTCGACATTTCCAGACTCAGAAAGTTCTTCCCCAAAGAGTACAATTAGAAGCCCCCACAGCTTCCACGCCAATCGCGCAAACGAAATTGAGACTCTCCAACACACATTTCACGCCTCACGAACGACGACGCACACGAATTCGAGATGCAAGTCTCAGATCCTGGGCCCCCCAAGACAGTTTCTCCATCTCAGTAACCATTTCATTGTATACATTTGCCTTCCCTTCCGGGTCCCGGATTGTAAGAAGCAAAACAAGCTTTTGGGGTTCCTTACACCTGAAACCATCACGATTAAGAATCTCTAGATGAAGACGCCAGTTCTTACAAATAGGCCCTGCGGTAAAGGCCCGATAATAAAACTTCAGAGGAGACCACTTAAACCCCTCAGAGACCATACGAGCCTCACCACCCCGAGTTACGTCTTTTGGAGCGGGCCTGAGTTGAGGATTATATACTTCTTTCCCCGTTTCGTTATTCTTCATTACTGTCCCTAAACTCGCCGTCAGGTTCGTACGACAGTACTCCATACCGAATCGCGCATCTGTAGGCGGATCGTAAGCTAAAGTCATGAAGACTTCCGCTCGCAATCCTTTATTGGGAATGACGAGAGAACTTGGCATGGGGAATTGATGCTTCTCAAAGAAATGGCGATCAGTCAATTCAGCATGAAAGATGACCGTAGCCGAGGACTGCGTGCAATTCAGAATTTCTGACACATCTCCCGGACTCCCAAAACCCTTATAACGAACATCCAGGGCATCTGGGCAGCCTGATCTAAGAAATGCAGAATGGGCAATCAGTCCTTTGACATATGCCGGAGACAAATTGCCTTCTGGCTCAAGCTCGCGATATATGTTCGCGGCAATGTTTGAAATATGAGGAGCAGCAAAACTGGTACCAATATTCTCGGCCAGATTTCCGTGGCCATCTGTAGATACTACGCCGCATTGCAAGCAATCCCCAGTTTCATCACAGTTGCCACCGTAGTGACTGACTTCTGGTTTAATGTAGAAATGTGGCGCGGGACCACGTCGCGAAAATCCCGAAGGTTCATCAATTCCAACACATGACGATTGATTACTGATGTGAGCGATCGATCCAACGGTCAATCCTCGAACGGAATCAGCAGGAGGACAGATTCGATCGTTCTCACCCAAGTTCTCTGGTGGCCAAGTGCGGAGTGGAGGTGTTTCATAGTTTCCTGCTGCAATTACAAACAGTACATTGCGCTTCTTTGCAATTGAGTCCAGCTTACAGGCCAGAAGCGAAAACCTCGCATCAGAACATGGTGTTGCTTGGCCTAGGGAAAGATTCCAAACTCTCACATCGGAGTGGTCGCGAACTGCATTCTCGATTACAGTAATTAAATCATACTCTGAGATTTGACCACTAGCATCAATGGCAACCACGTCGACAACACGAGACTGCGCTCTTGGGAATCGATTATCTGCGCCATTTAGTGCCCGACTATTCGCGATTAGGCCAGCAACAAAACTTCCGTGATTGAAGTCGTGTTGCGTTTTGACCACCACATCACGTCTCGCCACGTATTCTTGAAGTCGCCTGTTGGTTGGATCTGTACCACTGTCAATCACCCCAACAAGTCCATATTCCTTAGCTGGATCAAAACTTGGGAACCGCCTTTCGTCGAGTTTACCTACAATATTTGCCGCCGTACGAACAAGGCGAAACTCAGGAAACAGTCCTATGCTTTGCGTACCCACGAAGGCTGCCAACGCTTTTATGGACTTCGTTGTCACGGATTTCACGGCGTAGACAGTTACATCATCACCATAGTCAACCGCCTCAAGATCTGGCAACGCCTCTGATCTCGCAACAGCCTTAAACTCCTGCTCAATAAGCTTATCAACTGCGTCAACGCCGTGACGAAACAGGCGAATTCGAATGGGAGCGTTCTTCCTTTTTGCCGTTTTGGCTATATACTCTGGCGAATACCCTTCAAGTGCATCTTTTGCCTTAAACGCAAGAAGGCGATTAAGTGTCGAAATGTTCGCTTGATGCTTTTTTGTTTGACCCTGCTCAATCTCATAAGCCAACGCCCTGAGCCCTTCGGAACTCACACTTACCAACAACTCTGATGGACCTTCAACACCAATGATGGGGCAGGTTTCAGAATTAAACAAAGTGCCTGGCCGGTATGATTTGGCCCCTGCCTCAGGTTTCAGCAGGACTTTTGCTACGGCAGGGATTGTAGGATGTTCTGCGAACGAAGCCGAAAACTCCTTTCGCAGAGATGCAACTTCGCTTGAATACTTCTTGCGCAACTCTTGCGTGACAGGCTCAAAGATTTTTGTTTCGCCCCCAGCATTGGGATCGAGACGATAATCCAAGTCTTTACGGGCCAAAACCACCTTCATGGGTAAGAATATTTTAGGCACTAGCGGGCTCCTGATTCAAACGTTCTGATATATAGGACTGTGAAAGCCCGAAGAGCTCAGACAGCTTCTTCTGAGTGAACCGTTTCTTGTCAACCTTCCGAATCGCTCGAAGAATTGCAGCCACGTCGGATGTACCAGTAAAACGAGCACACATCTCAACTAAGTTGACTGATTGCTGATCGTTGACCACAGCCTCTCTTACCAGGTTTTCAGTAATGTCTTTAAGCTGTGCACCCGACATCCCCTCACTCAGGCACGCAGCGACCTCGACGTCCTGTGCTGTTGCAAACCGCCCCAGTACAAACCGTATCAGCTCCTGTCTCGCAGCCAGACCGGGAGTACTCATCTCGATTTTGTAGGCAAATCGACGCCAAACGGCAGGATCAAGTAGGTGCGGATGATTGGTCGCCGCGAGAAGAACATGGTCCCGCCCCATTGCATCGATGTTTTGCATCAAACTAATCACAACTCGTTTCAACTCACCTAATTCCCGATCGTCATCTCTCATCTTTGCCAACGCGTCGAACTCGTCAAGAAACAACACGCATGGACGTGATGCAGCGTGTTCGAAAAGTTGCCGTATATTCTTTGCAGTACTTCCTAGATAGGAAGAAATTAGTGCATCCGACCTAGCTGTGATGAGGGGATACTTCAGTTGTGCTGCAATATATCTAGCCAACTGAGTTTTCCCGACCCCTGGGGGACCATAAATAAGGAGAGATGGTGAGATACCGACACCGTTGGCAATCAGCCGATCAGCAGCCCTAAAATATAACAGGAATTGATCGACTACTTTCTGAACATCCTCCGAAAGGAAGACCGAAACATCGGCTTCAACTGGTCGCTCCTCGTCGGCAACTGGAATTCTTGATTCACCGTCCACTGGCAGCAGTGCCTGGCCACCTTGTCGAGCTAGAGAGATGTTCGAAGCAGAACTCTTTCCGACAATCTGCCTCATACGCTTGGCAGCCGCCAACTCGCCGCCCGATTCGAGCCTGCGGGCAAGTGATTCCGAGTAGGCCAGCACTTTTTCGTGGTCGCCACTGGCAGCTCCCTCGATGATTTTATTGATGTCAAAAAGGTAGTCACGAATCATGCAGCGGCCCCTTGCGCGAATTTTCTCTGTTCACCAGCTCAAACGACATCGTATCGGCGATATTATCGTCAGTCAATGCGATATTTTCGCAACAATTACCGATATTTTTGTCGGCTTTTTGGGCTTTCCGCTGCTGCTGTGTCTTCCTGGTTCTCCGCTAAGGTCAAAACCTGTCCTTTCTGACTTGAGTTTTGTTCGGATTAATTTGTTCGACCGAGACGACGTTTCGCAAAAATCCGATGCAGCCTCATTTTGAAGGAAGAGGGTTTCTCGGATTTTTGTCTTGCACATCTCTCCAATTCATATTGGCACTCAAGTGCGACCAGCTTACCCGGTGGATTCTTGGTTCAATTTTGAACATGTAAGCGATTGTGATTGTACTCACGTATTGCGATATTATAACTTGAGCATTCGCACCACCATATCAACAGCTCTCGAATAATACAGTTATAAGGAACCCATTCTCTTAATCGTCTCTATATATCATTTTTAGCCTTAACTATTTGGCCCGTTAAATATTGTCGGCTTTGTGGGTGTCACTGCAATAACGGCTTCATACTTCACTCCAATTGCTATTGCCGCGATTTCAAGAACAAATAACGTTTTCGTGATAATATGCTGCTGAGTGAGGCTTTCAGGAAATGTTGCGACCCATGTCGTCGTAAGATTAGTTTTTTCCCACGGAGCAGATATATATTCATAGAATGTGTCTCTCTGAGTATCGCTTGCACTCTTGAGATCAATTGTTAGGATCGCGTTAATGATTTGAACCTTATAACTGAGGAGTTGATGTTCACGAGCGGGATTCCTTAGTTTCACGCTTAGTAATGTATCAACCGGAGTGAATCAGTCGCCAGATAGAACAAGCACCATGTCATGTACGTATTTCTCTGCATGAGTGATCAAGGATTTGTGAATTTCCCGCATTCGCTCGGGCGTGATGTAGTGGGCGGTCACCTGTTGGTTTTCGGGCTTGGGAGTGGTCTGTTGCCCCGCCTGAAACTGCCTGCTTTTGGTCAGGCTGATTCCGGCAGCGTGCAGCACCTGGGCGACGTGCACATCTTCCTGCCAATGCTGCTGGGGCTCGCTGGCTGCCACAATCGACACGGCTTTGGGGCTCAATAAATAACCGGCCCCGCCGCTGGCTGTCTCGAATGGCCTGCCCGCCGCCACACGCTGCGGGGTGGGAGCCCCGACGTAATCGGCGGTCATCCGGTCGCGGGCCAAGATTCGGGCCACATGCACATAGGTGTCATCGTCGCACTTCAGCACTCTGGCGAAATTTCGGCTTGATTGCAGCCACCGGCAAAACCAGATCGTTTTTTCGGTGAGATGCTGGTAATCGTCCGGGCAGGGGAGCAAAAGCATATCGCCCCGTTTGTCCGGCAGTTCAACCAGATCAGGACGGCCCACCAGAAACACCAGTTCCACATCGGCGGGCAAGTCTTTTCCCCAAGTCTGGCGAATGGCTTCCCGCTTCTCGCGATACCGGGCTTGCTCGTTGTCGGCTGACAGTACCCCAATGATCAGCCGTCGATAGTCGCTTTTTGGGATCGCTGCGGGCGCGGGTTGTAAAGTGGCAGAGGCTGGCATCTGCTGCAGCCGGTCGAGTGCCCCCACTTCGCGGGCAATCTCGTTGAATCGCTCGATCGAGAGCCGCCCGGGGGCTGTGTAGTTGGCCTGAATTTGCTGGAACGATGGGTAAGCGAGTTCGGCAAACCCCAGCAGATCATTCCGGGCTTTGACTGACCAGGCAAACCCCTTGTAGGGTGATCCGTCCGCATAGCCGTACAGATGAATCCAGCGAAGCCACGGCAGGCATTTCACAGAACGCCCGCCTTGCCGGTATTTTTCCGGGATGTAGGGCTCAATGCCACCATGGCCGCGAACGTCAGGATGAAAGCCCAGAAATGAATCCCGCTTGGCGACGAAACAGCCGGTTCCACAGGAATTGATTTCGAATGGGGCCGCGTGGGGGTTGTCGGCTGATGGGTGAGTCGCCCAGTCGCCCCAGTTGCCGTTGGATCCATATCTGGGCAGGTAATGCGTGCCGACGATCGCGGGTTTCCCATCTGCGTTGATCAGCCGCCGCCGCAAGTTCGGGCCGAAGTACAGCCCGTCGTCAATGGTCGCTGCGAACGCCACCAGCCGGACCAGAACACCCGTATCGAGGATCACATGGGAATCAATGCAGCAGACGGCATTGCCGGTCGCATGATCGAACACCGCTTGCTTGGCCGGGCCTGCTCCCGGAGGTTCGGGCAGGTGCAGATATCGAGCGTTCGCAATGTCTGCAACATGTTCCCGTTCGGCTTTGATGTGGGTTTCCTTGGCCGATTGGGAAATGACCAGAATTTCCACCTGATCCGTCAGGCCCAGGTCGCGGCGCGTGCGTTGCAGATCAATCAACGTGAACCACAAAGCCCGCTGATCGTCACAAGTGGGAATGCCGATGGTGAGTGCTGGATTCATGGTTATGGTTCCTCGGGTGGCGGGCCTTCCGTTCCCGCTGATGTTCCTGTTCCGCCCCCTTCGCATGGGTAACTGGCTGTTGTTCCGCAAGGAACGGTCAAGGTGGCAGCAGTTCCAGGCACGACAAGTTGTGCCGGGCACGATCCACCCCCGGAGACACTGCAGGACGTGGCGAGGTTGTAGAGACTGTGAGTCACGCCACCGACCACACACCAGGCAGCGGCCGCCAGCGTGTAACTGCAAGTCCCTGTCGCAGCCGTCCCGGTTCCGCTCGTTGTCCCTGTCCCTGTTGGGGCCGTGGTGCCAGTGCCGCCGCTTGTTCCCGTTCCTGTGCCTGTGGGTGCCGTTGTCCCAGTGCCAGTGCTGGATGGATCGCCTGTGTTTGTCCCCTCGGTGGGTGGCGATGTTGGGCCGCTTGTCCCTGTCCCGCTGGTCGTTCCGGTGCCTGTGGGTGGAGTTGTTCCGGTTCCGGTCGTTGTCCCCGTTCCCGATGGCGTGCCTGTGCCACTCGAACAATCGGCGGGGGCCGGGCCGCAAGGCGTGGTCACAATCTGACCGGGATATTCGCCCGGGTAATCAGGCGGGCAGGCTTCACAGCCATCTTGGCCGGAACACATGCCACCACTGCCGACAACCCAGGGGAACACACCCGTCCACTCCCAAGCCGTGGAGGCCAGGGGCGGACAGGTGGCTGTTGTCCCTGTGCCGGTATCTGTTCCCGTTCCGGTATCTGTGCCAGTGCCCGTTCCAGTGCTAGTGCTCGGCGTGCAATCGCCGCATGTGACCGGGACAAGCTCCAGTGTGGCTGGCCAGAGTGGTGTCATTTCATCAGGGGCCGGAGTCGCGGTCAGTGTGCGGGTGATCAAGCAATCCATGTCGTTCGTGCGGAAGGTGACGGTCTGACCCTGCAGGCTCAAGACAACCACCGGCGGCTCCGCCGATTCATTCATGCTGATCGACATGTAACGCAAGAGAGAGATGTCGGCAGAACTGGTTGTCCAGCCGCAATCACTCGATCGGGAAAAGCATCGCGTTCCGTTGAACTGCTCCAGTTCGCCCCCAAAGCCGCTGGCCTCGATGCGGAAACACTCCGTTTCGCAATCAGTGCAGGGGGGCTCCTCATCCCATGGGCCGGTGAAGTCGATCGGGGGCCAGGGGCCGCCGACTGGGACGCCTTCGCCCTGGGGCCGTTGGAGTTTCCACAAACGCTCAATGTCCACGTCGTGGATGTTCCCCTTGCGCTCGAGGGCATTCAGTCGCTGCTCGAATGAACGGAAGTCTGCGGGCATGCCTGCCACTCCTGCTACTGTTCCAGCCCCGTTTCCTGATCCAGATAGGCAATGCGGTAGTTGTCCCGCACTCCCACCACCTGCTGCACGCTGTAGCCCTTGTAGGTCTTGAACAGACCAAAGAAGAGCGTCCGGCCCTGGTATAAGGTCACCTGTTCCAAGGCCTTGATTTTCAGCCGCTCCCGCAGCTCGGCGGGATCGAGGCCCAGCAGCTCCAGCCAGTCACTCGAAAAGGTCAACGTCGTCAGCCGCTGGCTGATGTCGTATTCCACATCGGTGACAATGGCGTTGATGTCCTCCCACCCGATCGCGCTTGTGCCGCCCGCTCCATCACTGCTGGTAAATGACACCCGGCGATTGAGTCCGGCCCACTGGAAGTCGAGACCATCGAGAGTCAGGCCGCCCCCCCACACAATGTCCTTCCGCTCATCGAGGACAGACCGGGCATACTTGCGGAACTGCTCCCTGCGGGCCTCGGTGGTGACCGGTGTTCCCCACTCTTTGCCGGTCGCGAGAAACTCGCTGTATTCCTCCAGCTCCTGCTCCAGACCGGCCACCGTGTAAGCCGTCCCCTCATAGCCTTCCTCGGGGACTCGCACCATCAGGGGGGCCGCATAGGGGGCCCAGATTAGCCGCACCGCCGTGGGGGCATAGGTTCTCTGCGTCGATCCGGGCCGGGCGGTGGGGTGGCGATAGTACGGGGCCGTCCCCTGAAAGGTGGCAATGCCATTGAGCCAATCAAACCACACGTTTTCGGCAGTCGTCCAAGTGGTGCCCCGGTCGTAGGAGATCTGCAACACAGGCCGCCTGCAGGGCATGAAGTTGTAGGCATTCATGGGAATGGTGATCCACTGGGGCAACATCTGAGCCCCGCGGCGTTTGATCGCCGGGACAATCTGCCACCGCTGCCATGTCTGCTCGGTCGTGAAGCCGGACGAATCGCCCCAGGTCTCGAGCTCGATCGGATCGCCCAGGGGTGCGAGCGTGTTCACGGGTGAGGGGTCGGCCTCTGTCGCTTTCGTCCAGCGGAATTCCTCCAGCGTGTTGGTCTCGGGCCCATACACCCTCATGGCCGTGTGACAATTCTCGATCGAGCTGTTCATGTTGAGGGACAACACCGGGAAAGGCACCTCGGGATCATTCAGCCGCAGTGTCACCACGCTGGAACTGTCGATTTTCACGAATCGCCACAGCCGCGTCCCGGGCTCGAAGATCAGCCGCATGCGGGGTTCGAACTGCCGCACACGTTCCACGCAGGAGCGAATCCCCTCACTTTGAAACACCAACTTCTGCTGCGGCTTGAAGTCAAAGGGCTCGAGATCAGCCGACACAAAGGGGAGTTCGGCGGCTTCGACCGTTCCATCTCCCGGGGCCGCATTTCGCCACACCAGCGGGTGATAGCTGTACTCCAGAATCCCCGCGAGAATGTTGGCCACAGTCCCATCGTTTCCCACGGAATGGGCATAGTCTTCATCCGCCTCGTTCTTGCAGTTGTAGACGAGGCGGGGCAGGGCTCCCAGAGTCGGCTGAGGCCAGAGCAATTCGAACGGGTCGCCGGGCTCCCACGGAGCGTTGAACAGATTGACCTGTTTGTTGCAGCGGAAAGTGGGGTCGAAACATTCGTAATCGACTCGATTGGCATCAGCAGGCTGAATCGGTTCCACAAACCCTTCGAAGAGTGGATTGGTGGCCGATTGAGCCGCCCCCCGCACGGTTTCCCCTTCGATCCAGACGCGCAGAAACGCCCCATAGGGAATGGGTCGCGTGTGCTGCGGTTCCGCCACCGAAAAGCTGAGTCGGGCCGCATGCTCATAGGCAATCTGCAGCTTCATGTTGGAAATGGCGAGCTGCTCCACGTCCAATTCCGTGAAGGGGCCGAAGGGCTCGGTCTGCATCTCGATGTGTACCGTCATGGCCTTCCCTTACTTGATGCTGCCGCGTTGGGCCCGCTGCCGTTGGGCGGCGGCGTTCTGGCCGACAGCCTGCTGCTGGGCCTTCAGGTTGGCAATTTCCTGTTGCATGGCTTCCTGAGTGGAAAGAATGTCAGCCGTCTGTTTGACCTGTTCTTTTGCCGAATCGATCAAATCCTTTTGGTTCTGATTACCGGCTTTCAGTCCATCGAGGGTCTGAGTGGCAACATCCGCTTGAGCGGCTGCCAGTTCTCTCGGATCGACTTCACCCCTGGCAAATTGCCGACGCACTCGACGTTCTTCTTGCTCAATGGCCTGCTGCCGTTCGCGGTCGCGTTGCCGCAGCATGCGTGCCTTTTCCTTAGTTCCAGCATCCCGGAAAGCCTGCTGGTTTTCTGGATTGGCGTTGAAGTCGTCAACCGCCTTCTGCCCCGCCTGTTCGCCAGCCCGCTTCGCTAAGGCTGCTGCCACTTTGCGAGGGTCTTGATTCTGAATGAACTGCTGAGCATCGAATTTGGCGTGTCCGAGAGCGTTCTGAGCATTTTGTTTCCGCATTTCCCTCGCAGCAGCGGCTTTCTGCTCCAACTCTTCTTCTCTCGCCAATTTCCTTTCGGTTTCACTCAATTGAAAGTCGATAGTGGCCTGCGTCAGCTCCTTCTTTAACCGTGCTGTTTCTTCCGCAGCTTCACGTTCATCCTTTGCGGCCTTGATCAGTCGGTTGCCCTCTTCCTGAATCAACTGCAACCTACGTCGAAACACTTCCTCAGCGGTTCGATCTTCCTCGCGATGGCGAAGTTCATCAGTCTGCGCGAGTTTCGCACGTTTATTGCCTACTCTCTCAAGATTCTTGAGTTCTTCCTGAACAGAGGTGTTTCGAAGCATTGTTGACAGTTCGTTCTCTGACTCGATCTCCAATTTACTGGCTTGAACTCGCACATTCGCGAGACGCGACTCTTCCGCAAAAACTCGCTGCTCTTGTTCAATTCGAAAATCTGCGTCACTTTTGGCCAGAGACTGACGCATATCGATGGTGGCCTTGAGCCGATCGGTCTCAATTTCCCTAAGTTTTTCGCTCAGGTTGTCGGTTTCTTCCCGTGTAAGACCTTCCCGCTTCAACTGGGCCTTCAATCGATCTTCTTCCTGGTCGATCAGAGCCGATTTTTCTTCCCATTCAGCCTTTATCAACCTTTGCTTTTCAGCATGAACTTTTTGAGAAGAACTGATCCTCAAGCCGAGCAATTCGCGTTCAGTTGCTCCACTGGCCTCGGCAATTTCGATTTCGTGCCGGCCTCGGGATTCAACCAGCTCAAGTTCTTTTTCGAGCATTCCTCGCCTGGCAATCAGAGCCTCTTTAAGCACTCCTTCATTTGCGATTCGTGCCCGGTCAATTTTTTCATTAACCTTGGCCGTTTCGATGGCCTCATCTTTTCCGGTGAGCGTGTTTTCTCTCGACTGCAATTGCGACAGGCGGCGTTCGTAGGTTGCGGTATCGATCCGCTCCTCGTTCAGTTTTTCCTGGGCACGACGGTTCTTATCTTTTTGCTCTGGCGTCAGGCTCGAATCTTGCGAGTCCAGATCAAGGCGTGCCTGTAACTCTGTCTGCTCGATCACCTTCTGCTTTAGCTTTTCTCTTTCACCAACAACATCAGAAACCGTTTTTAACTCCCCGATGCGCTTTGATTCCGAAGCCTCCTTTTTGTCTTTTTCAGCGTTCTCATTGATCTGGCGAATTTCGTTGTAGGTCTCTCGGGTCAATTCCTTCAGTTTCGCCATGCGCTCCGTCATACGACCCATTTGATCGAGCCGCCGTTGTTCGGCGATGTATGCCTCGCCCCCACCCTCAGTGATGGTGGCATAAAGGGACTGATAGCCCCACAACCCCTCTTTCAGAAGGCGTTCCGACTCCTTGAGCCCTTCCACCTGATATCGAGCCCACTTGGTGGCTTCTTTGTTGATTCGCTCGTAAATCGGGGGAAGAGGATTCAATCCGGCCACAATGGCACCTGCCGCACTGCCGACACGGCCCAGCTCTTTTGTGGCAGTGTTTCCCAAATCCCGATATCCGGCTTTGATTCGGTCGAGGTTGCTTTCAACCTTAACTGCCAGATCATCTGCGAGGTCGATCCCCTTTTGCTTTGCAAGAGTATCCAGACTGACACCCAAATCTGCTGATTCACGTTTCAGGGCTTCAAACTGTCGGCGTTGTTCATCGGTGGCTCTGCTGGATTGCTCAAACGTCTTTCCAGTACGGGCCATTACAGCTCCGAGACCTTGAATCGTTGCCGTAAGTATCAAAGCAGCGGGCAGGGCTTTATCAACAACCTTTAGAGCGACACCAGCTCCTTTGCTAAGTGCCCCTGTGCTTACTCCGACTCTTCCCGCTATCTTTCCAGCAGCTCCTGCTGTTCTCGCTCCCACACGGGCAGCGGCTCGACCAAATCGGGCAGTGTTGCTATTGCCAATGGCTCTGCTGGCAGCTCGGGCCCCACGTACGGCATTGATCGAGCTCGACCTTAACGAAGCGCTGAGTTTGGCTCTCGCTTCAGTCAATTGAGCCGTTCGAGCAATCAACTTTCCCGTGCTCTCAGCGGCTTTTTCAGTTTGTAGGCCCCACCGCGTTAATCTCACGGTGTTTTCATCAAGCTGTGATCTTAAGCCCGTCCATGTCGTGAGCTGCCTGGCGTTTGCCGCGGTTAACTGCTCCGACACCTTGCGCTGTGCTGTGGCCGCTGCAGAATAAAGTTCGGCTGCATAGTAGGTCGTTCCCATAGCAGCGCCGGTTTCAGCAATGGCCCCGGCCCAGCTCCTTTGCCGGGGGGCGGCTTCTTCCATCTGTTTGGCCATGGCGGCCACACTGCGGGTCAGCTCCTGCTGCTCCTGTGTGGTCTGATGGGCCGTCTGGCCCACCTGCTCAATCCGTTGGCCCATTTCAGCCAGACCGGGGCCCACCTCATCACGCACGCCAAACGAAAAAACTGCGGCCATGGGTTACTTCCTTTTCTTCGCTTTGCGGGCGGCCTCTTCCTGGATCAGCTCCCAACAGACCAGCCATTCCTCGGCGACATCGGCAGGGAGTGCATCGAACTCCACCAGCGACAGCCCCAGCCGCTTGCGCAGTGGGGCCGATCGCAGCAGATGAGCCATCACGTCGAGAGCCTCCGAGCGTCCCCGGCCTCTCATCCAGAGACGGGCACGCTTGCGGACTCCCCCAGCGGAGTCCCTGTCAGCAGCTCAATGGCTTTCTTGGTGATCTGCTGGAAAGCCGTGGGAGACTGCCAGACAACATTCTCCAACGCCTCCCGGCTGAAGGGCTGCAGCTCACCATTGGCCTGTTGGACGTTCCCCCAGTCTGTCACCAGCGACAGCCGCAATTGAGTGAGTCGGGCATACTGCTGGCCCGAGTCATCCCGGGGGAGCGATTCCCACAGGGCGTCGTGCTGCATCGCTTCCGCAAAGGTCGGTTTGCGAAAGCTGATCCAGAATTTTCCCTCGGCGGCATCGATATCGAGCACCACGGAACGTGTCACTTCTTTGAGCTGAAACATACTTCTTCCTTAATCGATGAGCCCGGCTTGTCTCAATTTCTCTTCGAGACGCGCGAGCCGGGCTTCCATCAGTGCATTGATCTGGGCGGCCCACTCCTGGGGAATCCGCTGCGGTAGTAAACGTCGAAACTTGTCAAAGGCGGCGGCATAACTGGCCTGATAGACCAGTTGCACCTGGCCGAAATTGCGGCGGCCCTGCCGGGTGCGGGTCGTGAGACTGTTGGCCAGTCTGCGCGAGCGAATCCCGATCGTCTGCCGCACACCTCGCCGGGAATCCTCTGTGCTGGGCCATTGATCCCCGGCATGCGTCTGGCCCTGCGATAAGCGGGACAACCTTTCCCGCTGGAGACGAATCAGCAGTTGCTCCACCTCCCGGAGCAACTGCCGAAACTCCCTTTCCCACTCCTGCTGGAGCTGTTGCAGCCGCTGGGCGGCCTGCTCCACCGGGATATCAGCCATTGTTAGGCCACGTCCGCAAAAGCCCAGGTAATCGCCGAGTTGTTGCTCATCGGCTTGAGCACCTTGAATTCCAGAGGCTGCTGGATGACTCCCTTCGAGCGAGCCGTATCGGCTTTCTGAATTGAGAGCCGGTTGAAGGTGGCTGTCACCTGCGTGAAGTTGGTGTCGACGGCCCCTGTCCCCATGTGTGGAATCTTCATGACCAGCGAAGCCGTGACTTCCTGTTCCATGTAATCCATCTTGCGGATGGTCTCGGCCCACACTTTGGAGGTCTTGGGCGGGTTCAATGTGAGACTCTGCACTGTTTGCCCGGAGGGCATGGTGCGGAGCAGTTTTCCCCCGAGATAATCGGGAATCAGTCCGTGCGTGGCCACCAGATTGAAGCCGGAGAAGGGAACACCATTCACCCCCGCCAGATTGAGTGTCACGTCGGTAAAATCACACTCAATCAGCTTGAAGCGGTCGTAAGGGACAGTGGGAGCATTGCCGACTTCCGGCCCTTCCTCTTCATCGGCCACCTGGGGGATGGTTTCCCGGCCCATCAGATCGAGATTGATCGTCACTGGCCCACCATCCTGACCGGCCAGCGTCCCCTGATTGACGCGCAGGCCCTGATAGCGGTTGTTGTCGAAGTTGACCCCCTCATAGTAGTTGATGCTTTTTGACGGGCGGAATTTGACTTCCGGACTGCCAAAAGCCCACTCAATGAGGTACTGGGCCAGACTCATCTCGCCCTCGACGGGATGCCACCCAAAGAGTGGCAGCGACAAGGGGCCTTGCGGCATGCCACGCACGAAGCGGCTGTGGGTCTCCTGACGGAAGCCGGTGAACTGGTTGCCGGTGCGGACTTCGGTTTGATGCTTCACGTCAAACGTGTCGTAGGGGCAATGCCAGAGGACGGGGTCATTGGGATAATCGCTCCAGGTCGATTCATCGACAATGGTGATGAACGACTCGAACCCGGTTTGAATTTGGACATCTTGCGGCATGGCCTAAGCTCCTTGATGGTAGAGGTCAGTGCGAGAGAGGAGGCCTAAGACCACCTGCACTTGCAGACAGAGACGGCCACTCGGGCCGGGAAGTTCTTTCTCAGTGATCGAAACGGGGCCCAGGGGGCGGGGAACGTGTCCGATGACAGCCCGCACAAACGGCATGGCTCCATTGGTGGGAGCCGAGGAAATCACGGCCCGCATGAGCTGATCGGCCAGCACTTCGGCCAATGTCTGCCAGCCGACTGGCAACCACGCTTCGAGCACCAGCCGCAAAGGGAGGTCTTCGAGCCGGTTCATGGTTTCCTGCACCTGATAGACCTGCCAGCGGGCCGACAGGGCGGGCAGTTCATCGACAGCCGGGCCGCCACGTAACGCCAGCTCGGCGACGTCGGCGTCTGTCTCGAAGATGCGGCCCCATTCAAAGCCTTCCGGCCACTCCCAATGGTCAATGGCCTCCCAGACGGCTTGCCGTACACGTGAGACGATCGGCAAGGGATCGGGGAGCGTGATCTCGGGCAGCTCCACGCCCTCGATCGTGTAGAACTGCTGAAAGCTCACCAGAATGGTGGCCAGATAAATGCCCGGGGAACGGAGCAGGTCTGGCGAGACGAGCGGGGAGGGGAGCAGAGTCAGCAGGCGGCCCGAATCGAAGAGACTGCCGGGCAGAGAGTCTTTGAGCGACTCCACAAACTGGTCGAGGGCCTCAATGGTCAGTGAGTCGCGATTGGCTCCATTCACATTTCGGACAATCTGCAACTGCAGAACGCCTTCATCACATCGCTGATCCTCAGACATGGCCACCGTCTGCACCGAATCGCACGAAATGAGGAGCAGTTTTGTGCCACGCAGCCGGGTGGCTTCGTCCTGGTCAAAATGACCGACGCGGATTTCGAGCTGCTGATCGGCAGCCAGTTCCAGTTCGAGGGCCGATTGCAACTCTTCGAGAAGTGCGTGATAGCGGGTCATGTGACACTCTGCAGAACGTTGTGAATGCGGGTGACGAGGCCTCGAAAATCTTCCCACTCGTAGGGCTGTTGAGCGGGGTTCAAGTGAGTGACGGCATAGACGCGGAGCTGGCCGTCAATCGTTTCTTCGATGGTGTCGCCACGGGTGGGCGTGATGACTGTGCCGGCCAGTTCGAGTTCATCGCTGTGGAACGTCCATTCATGGCTTTGCCAGGTGATCTCCAGACCGTCTGCGTTGTAGCCTCGCTGCTTGCTTTGGCCTCGCACTCCCACGAGTTCGACCGACTGGTTGCCGCGTCGATAAATGACCGTGGCCCCGTTGATCAGCTTCATGGTGTGGAGAGCGGCAGAGATGGAATCGGACATATCCATGGTGGCGGGCCTCACGGGCGGTGGAGACGGCTGAAGAGACGTTTGCGGGGTTTGCTGGGTGCGGGCTGGTAAGTCACGACATGCCGTGGAACATTCGCCAGAGTGACGGGCCGACATTGGCCCCCTTCGCAGATCACAGCCGGGGGCCGCAAGTGAGCCGTGGGGCTCCGTGCTGCCTGGGGCTTCTGCTGTGGTGTCGGTTGGGGCCTGGGCGCCTCGGCGGGAGTGGGCTGCGGCTTTTGCATCACGGCGGGAATGGCCGCTGGTGTCGGCATTCGCACTTTGACGGGTGAGGGCGGCAAATCCCAATTCAGCCGCGGGGCTTCGGGCGTCGAGATCGGGTCAGGGAATGGCACCAATGGCGTGAGAATTACCGGGGGCGTGAGCAGCTCCAGCGGCGTGAGATCGACCGGCGGGAGAGCATTGGCCGCACTCTCGAGCTGCTGGAGACAATCCTCGCACTCCTCGGGAGTCAAGACAGCGGGGGTCAACGGGTTGGGCGTCAACGGGGCAGGGCTCACGGGCGGAGCCGGTGGAGACTGCGGCACCTCATCGAGGAGCGACAGGAGCGAGAGATGGGCTTCAGCCACGGGACTCAAGACTTGGGCCGGGCGGCTGTCCGTGGCAGGAGCACTGGCCGCCAGCGGCAGCGCCTGCACGAAATGACTGAGACGGCAGGTGCTGACTCCCGCCAGCACACCAAAGCCGAATGCCCATAAAAATGCCAGAACTTTGAACGCACACATTTGATTACTCCTTCAGTCGGTCAAACAAAGACCAGTCGAGGTCATCGGCAGGAAAGCCGGTGGCGTCGTTGATCGCGTACAGGGTGGAGGAACGGCAGATTTTCTCGAACTCGGGCCATGTGACCCAAAACGAACCTTGCGGTTCATCGCCGAGCGGCTTTTTGTGGGCCTGGGCTCCGTGGCTGTTCCAGATCAGGAAATACTTGCGATCGAGGTTGTCGGAGACGGCACCATCGAAGCCGATCACCGCCATCTGATGAGCCCAGTTGCCGCCACGTCGGCAGACAATGCGGCCATCGATTTCCCGGCCTGCATCAGGCCGCCAATTGGTCGAGAGTGTGAGCGGGTAGCCATTGTCGAGAGCGGCGGCGGCCTCGGCAGCAGAGCGGATCGGGTAAGCATCGCCGGTGCGTTGTTTGCCCAGGGCAATCAGGCGGGCCGGTGGCCCGTTGCAGCCCCAGTCATCAGCGAGCCGCCCGGAATAAGGCACTCCCGCTTCTTCGGCTGTGACCACACCGAATTCGCGAAAGGCTTTGATGGCGGATGAGGGATAAGCCCCGGCTCTGCGGCAGGGGAGTTTCGGCCCATCGACCAGTACCCGCGTGGCTCCATAGGTATAGGGCGGAAACGGATCAATCACCCGTTGGGGTCTGCCACTGGCCACCTGCACCGAGAGCCGCAGCTTGTAGGCATTGCAGAAACCCTGGCTCACACAGTCCCCCGTCTCCTGGAACATCGCCGGAAACTGCTGGCCCACAGGCTTCGAGGCGGTCGAGACCTTCACGGCGGCCCGATAGAGCCGGGCATTGGCCGACTGGTGGCGCTCGAGGTTTTCGTCACCTTCCGCCGCGAAGGGCATGGGGAAGAGGGCATCATTGGTGGCGGCATCGACCTCGGCGAAGTCGTCGGGGAGGCCCAAGTTTTGATCGGGGCCAGCGTCCGGGCGAATCTCCACAGGGGGGCCTGGCTCGGCGGCTGGGCCTGCGGGATTGGGGGGCATGACGACCACGGCCACACAGAGCACACCGCAGATCGAGAGAATGGCGAGCAGCACTCGCAACCATAACTTCCACTGCATGAATCACACTCCTTTGATGAGGGCGGCCTTCGGACTTAGACGGCGGCCCGGAAAGCGGCGGCCACGGTGTCGCAGAAGTCGGCCCAATCGGTCATCGTCTTCAGCAGGCCGTCCATGTAGACCCGCTGAATCTCCGTCTTGGCGGCACTCTTGAGGGGTTGCCACTCGGCGGGGAGTGCGGCCAGCTCGCCCACCATGATCTGGAGCACTGCGTTAGGGGTGGTCAGTGTCCCCTTGCGAATCTTTTCGGCGACGTCTTCTGCCGATGTCGCCAGTTGGGGGCAGCGTGTGGCCCGCTCCTGGGGGTTCACCAGTCGAGCGGCGGCAGCCAGCTTGTCACGGATCGCAAATCGATCGGGTGGCAAGGGCTTGTCCGGTTCCGGTGGCGTGGGCCCGGGTGGCACGGGTGGAGGCTGTGGGCCTGCAGGCTTCACAGGATCGGGCTTGGCGGGCTGGGGGCCGACTGGCTGGGGGTTCACGTGGGGCCGGAGTTCCTCGAAGCGGATTGACCACTCGAAGAGCGTGTTGCCGGCCGCATCGCGGGTCGCTTTCACCTGGGCGGTTTCGGCTGGCTTCTCAATGTTCGTGCGGGCCTGCGACTCGGGGAGACAACCGGCCAGACAGCAGCTCATCACCAGAAACGGCAGCAGAGCGTAAAAGCCCTTCGTCGGTGGCTCTTTGGGGGGCTGTTCTGGAGAGTCGAGGGAGTCGAGAATCTCCTGTGATCCCTCCAGCCCCTGGGCCAGTTGATTGATGGTGCTGTTCGTGGTCAGGGCATGACGCAGCGAAGCGGCCACGCCCGCGAGTGCCGCCACATAGATGGCTTCTCTCCCTTCTGACGGGAGGAGCCCCAGCAGGTCGCACACGGCGAGAATGACCAGCAGCCCCGAAAGGGTGTAGGTCTTCTTGCCCGTGGATTTCTCAATCAAGGCGATGGCCAGTTGGACAATGTTATTCACGAATCATTCCCCTAGCGGATTGAGTGAATGGGCCGAATCAGCCAGCGAGTTCGATCGCTTCGAGACTGGAGGCCATGGCCGGGGTCGGCGTGGTGGCGTTCCAGAGTTGATTCAGCAGGAAATTCCCTGAGCTGGTGGCATTTCTGGCCAGTCTCACGGAGTAGGTTTGTTGTGCGGTTGAATTGGGTGCGTCAGTAAACTGGAACACATCGGTTTCTGTGGAATAGGCCTGTCGCTGCAGACCAAAGACAGCAATGACTGTCGTTCCCCTAAGCACTGTCAGCAGGAAATACTTGTTCGACGGCCCGTCATCGATATTGTTGCTGCTGCCGCTGATCTGGATTTGCAGCCGCACCAGGTTGGCCGCATTGGCCGGAGTAATGGTGCGACTGAGGACTTCCGTGCCGCTGGTATTGGTCGGCGTCGTGGACATGGTGGACGTGATCGTGGCGGTATCGGTTCGCGTGGTGACCACGCGCTGCAGCACCACACTGGCACCGCCGCCGCCACCTTCACCACTGTTGGCATTGCCGAATTTCATCGTTACTCGGCTCCCCACTCGATCGATTGATTGGCAGCACTGGCCTTAACAGCCAATTGTGAGGGCTGTGTTTTCAGGTCGGGGAGAAACTCCCCAGCCGCCAGCGTGATTCCATCGGCATCAGCATCGTTGACATCAATCACATTCACGGTGCCGGTGTTCCCGGGCATGGCCCGGATCAACGTGCGCAGGCCTGTGGTGGCCTTGTCATGAATGGGCACATGAGCCTCGGTGCTGATGTTGTTCATTCGTCGCGAAAGCATGGAACATTTCTCCCCAACAAGTGCTGGCAGGCCATACGTCGCCGCATAACCTGCCAGCACTTCCACCCGTCCTGCACAGCGGCTGGCAGCCGCACGCGAGTTAGAAGACCAGGCTGAGTGTGGCACTGGCTCCCGAGGCATTGGCAGCCCCGGTTTTGGTCGCCTTCAGTCTCACCCAGGGCAGCACATCGGAAGGAAGCCGCACGCGATCCGAGGCAGCCAAAGCACCAGCTCCATCCGCTCCGGTCTGGGTGAAGAGCGTGCCGTGAAGTGGCACGGGCGAAGTGAAGGCTTCGTCGACCGATTGCTCCAGGGCGTAGGAAACGGTTTGAGTGTCGGGGAGCCGGGCGGTGGTCAAGGCGGGGGCCTCGATCAGCAGCTCCGTATTGGCGGTGAACTCATAACCCACTGCATTCACCAGAATGGCGGCGGAAACTGTCGAGGCCGCACCGTTGGGCAAGGCGAACGACTTTTGCAGGGCGGCATCTTTGAGATTGGGCAGAGGCATGGCAGAGGCCTTTCAGAAAAGTGGGCCGCGAGGGCCAGCCCACTGATGGGAAACAGAAGAAGGATCAACACGCACAGCACCGACAGATCACCGAGAGCGGATTAGGTCACCGCTGGCTCATTGTTCTTGAGCGCTTCCGTCAACATGATCGGGACGTTGCCCACTTCGGTGGGGATGGGTGCGGGAGTACCGGTGTTGTTGGTCGCTGTGCGGCTCTTGCGGAGTTCGTTCAGCGAATTCGTGTTCATCAGGAACATGTCGGGCCGGACATCGGCAGGGAACTTGGCCAGCAGATCGAACATCAGGTCATCGTTCAGCGTGTGACCCGCTGTTCCATCGAGGTTCGCAATTCGGGCCGCACTGTGGCGAGAACCAAGCTGGAGACCCACACGGGTGTTGATTTCCTGACAGATTCCCGTGTAGGGCTTGCCATTGGCATCGTAGAGCGTCTGCTCTCGTTCGGGAGTCACGACCAGGCCCGTTCCATCCTGAGCCCAGAGCCACTGGACATGCTGCGGGCCGAACTTCACCGCCCAGACGGAACGGCCACCAGCTCCTTCGGCGTCCAGTGTCATGCCGGTGAGATCGTATTGAGCAACGAGGCCTGGAAAGCCTTTGGCATCGTTGTTGACGCCATAATAAAACTGCATGGCCAGATGGATCATGGCTCCCAACATGATCCCCTGAGCCTCGCGAGCCATGGCCGCTGCCGGGCCGTCTTCATCGGCCATGGCGACCGCTTTGTCCATGGCCCACTGCGGGTTGAAAATCATCGCTTCAAACGTCTTGTTGACGTAATTGTTTTTCAATCGATCCGTACCTTCGTTGGCACTGCGGAAGCCACCTCTGGGGACTTCGTTTCGCACCAGCACAGGGTAGCTGATCCCTTTGATGGTGCGGGCCGCTCCCAGTTGCAGCTCCGGAGTGGCAACAACGGTTTCTTCAATCAGCCCGACTGTGCGGTCAGAGCCGTTTTTCTTGGCGATATCCAAGAGAGTGATCATTCCCGTGGGCATGGCGAAATCCTTTCTGGCCCACATGGGCCGACACTTGGCAAAACATCAAACGTGAACAACGGACTGACGGAACACGGGTGGCGGAAAGCGTGCGGCCTAACTCTGCTGCGTTTGGCCAGGCATCTGGAACCCTGCCGCAAACCGCGACAGACCAGGGGGCAGTCGATCGGCGAATTCAGCAGCTTTGGCCGCCAACTTGTCTTTCTCGGGTTCTTTGGCTGGTGGAGCGGAAAAGCTGACGGGCTGTGCTCCTGCCACTCCCAGCCCCCGCAAAGCATCGAGCTTGCTCTGCAGTTGCTTGTTTTCTTCGCCCACATCGAGAGCGAATTGGGCGGCGGCCTGAGTGAGCGAGAGCCCCTTGGCGAAATACTTGGCCCCATGCGTTTCGCCGAAGGTCTTCATGTAAAACTCGCCGGATGGCTTTTCTTCGTCCTCTGGCTCCTCATCATCGGAGAGACCATCCTTCGCGGGCTCGGTAGCCTGCTCGTCATTGCTCAAACCGGCTGAGTCCTCCGTGACTCCTCCGTTGGCCTCCAGGGCCACCGAAGTGCCGGTGTCTGCACCATAGGGGCAGATGGCCAGCCCCAGCAGTTCCCACTCTCGGAAAATCACCACGGGGCCTTCGACAGTCTGGCCGTTGACTTGAGCACTCTGGCCCGCCCCCAATTCCTCAATGCGGTATTTCCGCAGGTTCATGAGAATCGAGGCCTGATAGGGAACACCCAGGGCTGACTTGTGCAACACCTCGGCGGCTCGATCCTGCCCGAACGGGGTCAACATCCCCTTGATGACCAGCATCAAGTCCGATGGCTCGAAGACATCGGCATACCCCAGCACCTCGCCGGGGTTGTGGCAGTAATCGATCGTGATGCGGGGCGGGGCAGTCATCCCCGCGAAGTCATGCACGCAGCGATCCCAGTACCAGTGGGAAGCCACGCCACCTGTGCGAGCGTTGACCGTGACGGCCACACTGTCCGCTAAGCCAGTGGCTTCCTGCGGCTTGCCGTCCTCTCCCATGCCCTCTTTCGTGGTTTCGGAAAGTCCCTCTTTGCTGGCCTCACTCTCGGGCTCCTCGGTGTCATCGGACAAGCCCTCTTTGGTCTTGTCTTCGGTCGAGGTTTCGGAGAAGGCCCCCTTCTTGTGCCGGGGGTCGATCGTCAGCGCTGCCGCAAAGCACATCGCTTTGGCGGTCGGCTTGGCGCGTGGGGCCAGTGGCTTCGTGAGACTAGGCATTGTCCTCTCCCTCTCCATTTGGGGGCTGTGATGGCTCGGCAGCTTGGGCCAGCTCGGAGAGCGTCTTGTCGTCAATCTCGGAGACCGAGACGCTCTTCTTGCGCATGTAGTCTTCTTCGCGGGCCAGCTCATCGACGATCTGGTAGAAGTCCGTTCCGCGAAGTCGGCAAATCTGAGTGCGGGAGGCCAGCCGCCCGCGAACAGCCGCCAGATCGGCTGTGATTTCTTTGAGTGGATCAATCCACGGGAGGCCCGCATGTATCCAGCTCCAGCGCATCAGCTCGATCTTGACGCGGCTCGGAATCTGGTTGTTCAGCAGAGCGACAGCCAGCCGCCACTTGAGGAGATGGTTGCGCGTGCGAATGGGGAGCTTGCGGCTGTTATGGGCCGATTGCTCATACATCAGCAGTGCCTGACGGCTGCCGGAATAAGTGCTGAAGCTCTCGTTGTAAAACGAGTAGGGGATGTCGAACGTCTTCAGGGTCAAGGCCAGCATCTGCTGGAAGAAGGCGGCCGTATCGGCGGCAGGGGTGCGGCTTTCGAGAAACTCGGCCCGGTCGCCCACATCAAGGTCAAGAATCCTCTGACTGTTGAGGTTGATCTTGCTGTAGTCCTGGGCGTTTTCTTCGTCGTAGGTCTCCTGCGTTAAGCTGGCAGGATCACCACGAAAGAGCACCAGGCCAAAGAGCTGGGCCAGCTTGATCTTGCCCAGGGTGTAATCAAATCCTTCGTAGAGGTCTTTGAGCGGATTGAGGCCAGCCGCCAGTGGGCTGATGCCGCGCGTCTGGTCGAATCGCTCGAAGCTGGCATACAGCAGCATGTCCCGCACGGGCACCATGCGTTCAAACTGGAAATCGAGACCGATCTGGCCGTAATCGGTGGTCTTCGCCCGGCGGCAGACGGCATACGCCAGAGCTCGGCCCGCCTGGTTGACATCAGTCTGCACGCCATGGATCACTTGATCCTTGGGCACATCGTTGGGGAGCCCGTTGTAAGGCGTTCTGATGCGATCCCCTTCGATGGCCTGCAACTGGCCAGTCTCCAGCTTCAGCATCCCGCAATCGCCATCGATACACCGGCGGCCCTCGGCGACTCGCAAAAAGCCGTCCATATCCATGCGGTGCGCGGCGTCGAAGTTTTCGGGCTGGCTCCATTCGGCCACAAAGTCTTCGAGCCACTGATCCGTGTAATCGTCGCCGGACTTGGCATCGAACGAGAAGGTGGTCGTGTAGTCGAGATGCTTGCGCACCATCCACCCCACAACACTGAAATTCTGCTCGATCGTGCGGCTGTCAGAGAGCAACCGGCGGCGGTCTTCAGCGTTCAGTTCCGCATCGGCACTGCGGACAATTCCATCAGCCGGACGGCGGCGGCCATTGTTCTTGACCGCGTCATACGCGAATGCCCCTTCGAGTGATTTGGCAAAGGCCAGACCAGCTCGGCGGACAAACGGCGGCAGATAGGCACCGATGGGCAAGATTTAGAATCCGCTGAGGTCAACTCTCAGCACGCGATTCCGTTTGGCCTGCTCCTGGGCGACTTCTCGCCGCCACTTGTTGCGCAGTTCAAACAGGTCTTCGTACTGCATGGTTTTCCCGTCCCATGTCACCACTTTCAGGCCAGCCGATTTGCGCAACAGGTCTTCCACCTTGGTGAGCATCTCTTCGGCGAATGTGGGGGTGGGTTCGGGCATGCAGTCGATTCTGCTGCCAGCTTTTCAGATTCCTAGACCGGATAAACAGGCCCTGCTTATCCCGTAAAAATTTATTCCTTTTCTTGGGCTCGCCGCTGGCTGAACTCGCGATCAATCCGCACCTGGCCGCAGCCGGAGCATCTCACCCGGCGACGAATGATGAAGTTGTACGGCTCACCATCGGGAGCAATCCCGGCAAACTGCTGCGATGTCGTCGACAGCACACTCCGTTCAGTGCTCCCACACTTGGGGCAGCGGGAGAGCATGGTGGTGGTTTTCTGCGTCACGTTGGCCGCTCCCTTGGGTCGGCCTTTCTGGTTGTCTTTGTCTTTTGATGTGTCAGCCTTCATCGGTCTTCCTTTACCAGGTCATTTCATACGCCTTGGGTTCCCGCTTCTTGCGGCCCTTGGGCTTGGTGCTGGCCGCTTCCTCGCTGGCCAATGAAAGTTTGATTTTCCCAGTCGTCGAAGCCGCCACGCAGGCCATTTTCAGGCAGTCGGCGAAGTGGTTGTCACTGAGTCCAGGCCGCAAATCAAAGCGGTCGTGAATCTCGCCCGTCGTGGTGGTGAATGTGCCGGTCTTGATTTCGGCGTCGATGTGGTCGCCGAACATCTGGTGCGGGGAAGGGCGTTCTATCCAGAGTGTGAGGGCTCCCCGAGTCCCCACAGGGACGGTCAACCGGTCGCGGTGGAACTTGATCCAGAGATTGGAATCGAAGGTGCATTCCCGCACCTTCCGGCCCTTGGCCACTGGTGGAATGCACCAGCCGTTCCCCTGTTGATGCCTAACGTCATTGATGTACCGCAGCGGTTTCCCGCTTCCTTTGGCTGGCATGAGTTGCGACTTGAAGGGCGACTCCGCGCAGAACTTCCGCACGGTGTCGGTCTCAAAACCCATGTCAACAAAAGCCCGCTCAATGCGCAAGGTTTCCCCATCGGGTTTCTTCCATTCGCGGGATAACTTTTCAGTCATCAGTTGCGACAGGCCTTGATAAATGCGGCCCGGGCGGTCAGTTCCCCGGAACTTGCGAGAGAGTGTCCGGCGGGCATCGGCCAGCGAATAGTAGGCCCGTTCCTGATCCGGGAAAGAGCCGTAGTCAATCACCGCCCCCGAGAAGTTGGCCGCCCAGGCCACGATCACATAAAAGAGCAGTTCGCCTTGCACGTCGGTGCCCATGGTCAGCAGGACAGTTTCCGGCGGCACCACACCGCGAGCATATCCACTCAGCCGCTCTTTGATGGCATGAGCCGACAGGGCGGCATCATCTTCCTGAGCGGCGGCGGGGTCGTTCTGGTATTCGGCAAAGAAGACATAGCGGTCTTTGAAGAACAGGTGCATGGCCGATTGAATGGCACTGATTTCATCTTCTTCGAAGCGTTCCTCCCAGGCCGCCGTGAAACCTTCTTCCAACTCGGTCTGATGCTTCCGATAGAACGCATTCCGCAACTGGCCCCCGTCGTTCAAGTGATGGCTCTGCACCATGACATCGGCATACTCCAGCCACCGTTGCCACTGCTCCCCCTCCAGCTTGGGCATGGCCAGCATGGCACACCGCTTGCCGTGCCACTCCGGGTGGAGCTTGTGATCGAGGAAGCGGTCAGAGAGGTCTTTGGGGGCAATCACTGTGCAGCACATGACGGCAGATATCTTTTGCCCTGGGCCTGCCAGACCCAGCACAGCTCCGGAAATGAGACGCTCCCGTTTGTCGTTCTGGTCGGGGCTCACTGCTGATTTGTCCGTCTGCGGATCATCGAGCAGCACAAAGCCCGGGCGGATTTTCTTCCCATCGGGGAGACGATGCTGCAGGCCTCGAATGCGGCCCGTCAGACCAGCCACGCCGATGATGGCTCCAGCGGCTTTGCTGCCCGGGATGTTGGGCAACACAATCCGGGTTTTCGTGAAGAGCATCCGCACGGGCTTTCCGGCGAATAACAATCTTCGCTGCGGCACTCCTTCCAGCCGGGCGATCGGGTAGCAGGTCTCGGGGTAATCGGCCAGGAGCAGCTCGTTGGTTTCCAACTCGTCTTTGATCCCGGCCAGCATCTCTTTGGCGGCCCCTTCCGTGGCACCGATCAACACAAAGAAATGTTCATAGCCGTGGAGGATGGCCCACAGGCAGACCCACAGAGCCAGTGAGGTCTTGCCACTCCCTCGGGGCATGGCGAGACAATAGCAGCCTCCATCGGTAATGGTGCTCTGCATGGTCGCGAGCACTTCGCGGTGGTCGGGAGACCAGCCCAAGCAAAACGTCTTGGCCCCATACGTTTCGCAGAAGAATTGCAGATCATGGGCGGCCCGCTCTCGGCGTGCCGGTTCGGCCACCTCGGGCATCTCCGGGGCGATGTCGCGAGCCTGGGCCGATTGCTCTCGCTGGCGTTGGCCTTCGCGGGCTTTCTTCTGCTCGTACCGCTCTTGCTTGTTCTTTGGATCAGGTGCTGGCGGCTCGGCATCCTTTCCAGCAAAGAAGCTCAAGCTGCCAAGTCCGCAAGCTGTTTCAGGGCTCGGAGGGCTCCCGCGAAGTCCCCGATTTCCGTCATTCGCCGGTAGAGGTCGCGGGTGGCTTCAAAGCAGAATCCCCGCACGGCATCGCGTGAGAGCGTGGCCGACAGAGCGAAGCCGCCAATGGCCTCCTGCACCAGGGCCATGGGGTCAGCCTGCGGCCATGTCTTTTCGATCGCCTCCAGCACATCGCGATCTCGGGCACCCGTGAGAATCCACTTGGCCACTTGCTCCACCTGGGCGGCATGGTCAAAGCTCGTGAGTGAAGAATTGTCGCTGCTCTCTTCCGCTGGCATCGGCAAGACTCCTTTTTTGCCGTGTCCAGATGTCGTTCAACACGTCCCTCAAGAATGACGCAAGGGCGGGGTCATGCGCAAGTGTGAAATCCTCCAAGCGGGGGTTCATGTTCAAATTCATCGAAGTGCGGAGCACCAGTTCCCAGCCTTCGGCCTCAATGAGAGCAAATTTGCTGTGGTTCTGCGCCACTCGGATGGCATCGAGGCCGAACGTCTGGCGGATTTGGTGGGCGGCTTCCGGGTCGCGGCGGGCAAACGAGAAATCGATCAGCCAACGCATCGAGAGCAGCCGACCGGCTTTGACGTGGCGATCGAGCGTCTGGATTTCGTGCCGTGCTGCTGTCCAGGTCGAGAGTGAGACGCGGGCCGGGCCGGTGCGCTCGAGTATCGCTTCGAGCAGTTGCAGCAGACCGAATTGGCCTTTCGTGAATCCATAAATCTCGTGAACGTGGTCGAGGCCAGCGATGGCCTCGGCTGCGGTCTGCCTTCGCCTTAGGTCGCGCATGTCCCGCTTCGTTTCCCGCAATAGGTGTCGGTGAATCGTGGGGGCCTGCAGCTCGGCCACATCGACCGACTTCACCGCATGAGTGGCCAAAAGCGGATTGGCTGACAGTCGCAGTTGATTCCGCGTGGAATCAATTGGCAGCATTTCGGCGCCCCGGTCACTGAAAAGGCAGGCAAGAAAGTGTGTGAACTCTCTCGACCACAACGTAAGGAATCACGAAAAACTACCAAACTGGGACCCACAACGACGTACTTGATCATAAAAAATATGTCATACACAACATGAAAAAAAATGCCAACAATGCTTAACTTCTCTCTAACTTTCTAATCGGGGATCATTCCAAAAAAACCCAACTGAACAGAAACCTTTATGTCGAGCGGAAGACCTAACAGCTGCCACTTTTTTTTATCGTTACTCTTCAAAACGACAGTTGGAAATCCATTTTCGTATGACCTTCTGCAATACCCCGATTTTCCTTTCTCTGGGACAACATTTCCTTCTCCATCAATTTGAAAACTCCCATCCCCTTGTGAGTTTAACTCAAACATTGCAGCACGATTAGCACCATTTGTATCAACCAGAAAAGCATGTCCAACGAACGATGAGATTGCTTTCATCTCATCTGACTGGCCATTACTTACAACCAATGAATGCACTTCGTTAATAAACTTCATTCGAGCGAACTCCTTAGTGAATACACTTCGTACTTCTCTGCACATTTGACTGACTACATCTGAAACATCGCCTGGCCACATTTCTAAGATGAGATCAGATGCCATTCTCTTTCCGAAAACACTTGGTGACCCAGCCAGTATTCGCGCACAGAAGACAACGGCAGTTGCCCTCAAGAAATGGTCGGATTTCTTCGAGAGAAGCCTAAACTCCCCAAATACTCTTTTGAGAGTCTCCTCAGACAGGACATAAGGGCCAACATGGCAAAGCGCTCTGACGGAAGGAATACGAGTCTCATCATCAGTCAATAGTTGTGCAAGATCATCGACGCACTCGACAAACTCGCTTGGTGACTGGCAGCGTGCAATTGCGGAAGCTACGCCTCGCTTCACAGTAGTGCCTCCCGCTCGCAATTTCTCCACGGCATCCTTAACCGAAAGCCCAAAAAAATCTCGACCCTCCCATGGACGTTTGACTTCAGGAACTAGCGGGGGTTCTGGTTGCTCGTCAAGGACTGTATCCCGGGAGGACGTTAGCACATCAATAAACTCCCTCGCAGTTCTCATAATCTGTGCAATAGGCTCTAGACCAAAAGTAGCATCCCTGAAGTCCCACTTGTTCGAATCGGACTGCTCACTAAGAAGTGAGCCATTCACACATTTATCCAAAAGCGACCTTCGAACACCTTCCATCCAGGCTCGCGCTTCGCTTGCACGAGGGTGAGAATTGTTTTCCCTAAGTTCAGCTTCAAGAAGGGAGAGAATTCTAAAGTCCGTGGCTCCATCCGCTCTTCCTTCATAGCCTACCGAACCAACGACTCCAAAGGCCTTCGCATCCTTCTCATCCTGGAACGGTAGGGCAAAGCCATTACTCGGGAATGTCGATGTATCGGATCTAAAGGACTCCCACGTTAATGGCCTCAAGTGCGTGCTGTAGCACTTTCGCCGCTCGCCGTGCCTTGCTTCAGGTTTAGCTCCTGCAGGCAACGGATCTGGGGGAAGGTAGGTCGGACCGGTCGAATAGGCGTAAACGCGATTCCCCTTGAGACCCAGCGCCCATGTGTACACGCCGGAATAGAATCGATTTGTCCGATAATTCGTAGATCGAAAAGCAAATGAGTAGGTCCATACCTCGACTCTCTGTCTCGCCGCCTCTGCCATCAATTCAGGCGAAATTGAACCGGCGAGAACTTCCCAGACGCTGAAGAGATCCCCGAACGAAATGACTGCACCAATTCCCAATGGTGTTTCTGTTCGGAAATACTCCTGGCGACTCATAAGGATGAAAGCGCCTCCGATCTTGTCTTCGTCCGGCGTAAGCCATAAGGGCTCTTCGGCAGTTTTGAGAATTATCTCAGGCCAGTTTCGTTCCTTCCCTGCGCGATACAATGCCTCAACGGGAATGTGTTCATCACCGTCGTTTCCGACTCTTGAAACCATGTCAGTGGCGGTTGGAACGTCATTTAGCTGGCTATCATTAGTCAATATTGGAATACCATTACAACCGAACTCAAAGCCTTTCGCATTGTCAATCATTGAATTTAGAATGTCATGTGGATATGCAATTGTCGCATTTTTGTATGGTGCTACGCGGTAGAGGGCATCAGCGTTCTCATTTTGAAGGTCATAATATGATTTTACTCCATCTCGATAGGGCGTTGCACCCTCACCAAAATGGAGTAAGTGCTTTTCAGCATCGACCCAATCAGCAGGGCTTGCGAGGCTTTCGGGAAGTATCTTTCCATTTTGGAATGCTCGGAACGGAGCAGTCAGCTTGCCATCCTTCAGAGTTCCTTTAAAGAGCAATGGTGGCCAGATATCCAAGGACACGGTATTGCATTCGTGTTGTTGCATGTCCTCGTAGTATGCACTCATATGCGTTTCGGATAGGCCACCCTTTTGGACACATGGTCGGACTTGTGAAGTGTTGATTTTACTTGGTTCGAAAAAAAAGCCGAAGACCGCGTGGCATCTTGGGAGAGGCACTTTTCTGGTTGTGATCGTGAGGTTCACTTGCTCTCGGTAGGTCGTGCCGTCGGCAAGCGTCGCACAAATGGTGATGGTTGCGGAAAGTGATGGTCGATAGATGGGAGTGTCGAGCTTGTTGAAGATGAACCATTTTCCGGTTGAGCGTCCAGCTTCCAGTGATTCGTTGACTGAGTTGGGAGCTACGCTGCACAGGTTGTCGCTGTAGACGAAGGTTGGTTGCCAAGTGCAATGTGTGTTTGGTATCGGAAGCTGACCGCGAGGAGTTATATAGAACAGGGAAAAGATGCCAGGCCCATTGATGTTATCATCAGCCCATTTGAAGGACTCAACCCAGACCCGGCGCACGGTCTTCCGTAAGAAGATGCCAATCTGGAATGAAGTCCGCTCATTTTGAAATCGCGTTAGCGAGATGGCTCCTCCGTTCAGCAACTCATCAGTTGTGGGAGTGTAATCTTGAAAGATCGGTTCATTGATTTTTGGGATGAAGAGTTGAAAGGGTTTGTTGCTGGAGGGGAGCGAGCCGAGACTGTTTTGAGGCGGGGCAATTGTGTCGAGCACTTTTTTATCCCAAAAGATTTTTACCGACGAGCCTTGTTGCAACTCGTCCGAGTGTTCTATGTTCACCTAAGTTTATCAATGAGATAATTTCGTGTTTATAAGTTTTTCATATTATCACGACACATGCATAACAACAACAATTAATAGCCAATACAATCTACATTCATACCTTAGATTTACTCGGCGATAAGGTGTGCGAAGTGCAATTGGATCAGTTGCATCTGTCAATTTGAGCGACTAAGTTCCCAGGCCTCCAGAGCGATTCCACGCTCGAACGTGATGTCTCCAGCCGCCCGACGCTTCCATGCATCGGGACGGATGAAGCGGAGCCTGTCCGCCAGGGGATTGGCTCCGATCCTTTGGAGCAGCTCCTGCAGGGTCTGGCACTCATCCATTTCTGAGCCAAACTGCAATTCGAGCTGACGCCATTTCTCATCCAGTGCGCGATTGCTGGCCTCTCGCTGGCGGCGTTCCTCGTCAAGGTTCACCCGCGTTCTGGTCTCTACGCTGGCCACTGGCTGCCGGTCTGGCGTGGGCCAGAGTCCGGCGGGGTCTTGCCCAGGTCGCAGGTTGATCAGCCGTCGCCGAATCTTTCCCGCGTTCCAGGCCTTGAGCTGGCTGGCGTGCCTGAGCACACCCAGCACCAACTCCACCGAGACGCCATGCTCACGGAATGAGGCGAAAGGCGTCTTGGTTTCCTGTATTCCCAATCTGAACATTTCCCCCTCCACCTCCGCCCAAACGTCTTTGGGGTGGGTGATGGGTGGGGATTGGGTTGGGTATATAGGTTGGTTCTCTTGTGGTTCTCTTGTGGTCTTCGAGCGGTCTTCGAGTGGTTCGCTTGTGGTTCTTTTTTCGTCCGAAAAAGAACCACTGAAAACCGGCTCGGGACTCGCCCAGGCCGGAAGTACCACTCGATACCAGTCACCCTCTCGATTTCCTCCGCCTTCGATGCGTTCCAGCCAGCCCGCTTTCCGCAGCACCTCAATGGCGTTGCGAACTGGCGTTCTGTTCTTGGGGCTGTAGCCCAGGGCTTCAGCCAGTTGCCGCTCGGAGTAATGCGGCAACCGGCTGTAATGCCACCCATGCTCTTTGCTGAGGAGCAAGGCCAGCAGAGCAAAGGGCAGGGCCCCGAGCTGCTGCACCAGATCGGCGTTCACAAAGGCCCGGAGACAATCAGCCATGAACCAATTGTTGGGCCTGTTGGGGGCCGGGTCTGGTCGAAAAGTCTTCTGCGTGGGCATCCTTGCTCCAACATCTAAGCGGCTATCGGTGCGGGTTCCGTGTTCTCGTTGTGGGGTTCGATTTCTTCGCGGCAGATGCGGATATGCCGGGGGGCCTCGATCCCCAGGCGAACTTGCTCACCGCGCACCACACGCACAGTGATGGGGCCGTCTGAGGTGTAGAGCGTGATGGCCTCAGTTTTTTTCCGTGACAGCACTAACATGCGGATTCCTTCCGTATGTGATGGGAAACGTTCACAGTTCCGATACGTTTCGGAAGTGATCTATTGGCAGGCGTGAAACACCTGCATGAAATGGACATAGACCTGGCCGGGCTCCCGTCGTGAGGGATCAATGGCCACAGGGTCGGGCAATTCCATTTCCCACTCGTGAGGGCAGGGCGTCCGCATCAGTTGATGGCGTTCGGAAGCCAGTGCGAGCAGATCAGCCGCATGCACCAGGGGATGGTCAAAGTGCTTAGGATCGACGCTAAACTTCTGGCCGATCACCTCATTGAAGCGGTTTTCGATGGGCTTGTAGATGTCCGCAATCAAGGCCTTGAGCGGTCGTGTCACATCGCCCAGGTAAGCCTCGGCGGCATCGTGCAGCAGACCGGCCAGTTGCAGCTCTCGGGGAAGCTGATTGCAGACGAAAATCGAATGCTCGGCCACGCTGTAGGCTCGCCGCGTGTGGCCATTGAAGCGGTTCACCACACTGAGGGCATGGGCGATGTCATCGATATGTATCTGGTGCGGCTGTGGGTCGAGCAGATCAACCCGCTTTCCGCTGTAGGTTTGAATCCAAGTCATTTTTGTTCCTCCTGAACGATCAGATCACCATCAAAACAACAAGCCGGGAACGGGCCGCGTGATGCGCCTGCGAACATCGCGGCGGCGGGCCAGCCACCGCTGCGACCCGTCCCCCAGACTTGTTAGAGACCGAGAATTTCAAGGTTGGGGACTGGCTTGAACCCCTCGTCAATCAGCTCCTGCAGCAGTGGCGGCACCTGCTCGCGAAACGTCATGATCATGCGACGAGCCTTCCGGGCACATTCATTACCGTCATGATTTCCCGGATGTCGCAGGGCCAGTTGCACCTGGGCAATGAGGCAGAAGAACGAAAAGGCATCTGTTTCGATGCACACCGTTCGACTGAAGAACTCTTTGGTGCCTGGATCATCTGCAAAGCGTTCCACCAGCTTTTCCACCGAATCAATCTTCTTCTGAATCAT